GAAGAGTTTGCCGGATACTGCAAGGGCAACATCTTGAAATATGTATGGCGTGAAAAGCACAAGGGCGGTGCTGAGTCCTTAAACAAAGCGCACTGGTATCTTTCCCGACTGATTGCGAAACTAAAGCCATGACACTGCCCAACCTGTCACCACTGGATCGCATCGCCATCTGGCTGCTGGCCAAAAGCCCGCGCGTCAGCCTGCTAGTGGTGAAAGATAAGTTTTGGCCAGACGTGTTTTTTGCTGCCGATCAAACTGATCCGATTGCGCGCAGTGTGTTTGAGCGCAACATGGAGCAGGACCCACCCAGCATGGTGTTCGAGCGGATCTTTCACCAGCCAGCACACGGCGAAGACGAATGATCTCCCTTCACGCTGGCCGCTTGCTGTTGACCTGCGAGCGGGCGAGTCAGACGTGGCACGCACATATCACGATCGGCTCCAAGCCTGAGCATCACCTAGTGGTTGATACCTGCACCGTAGACCTGCGTCAAGCAATGGAGCGGGGCAATATGCACTACATCGCATTCAAGGCCAAGGCGCGGCCGGTAGAGCCCGACACGCAGCCAAAAGTAATGTGCTGGGATTGCATCCATTGGACACCAGGCGGTCGCGGTCGGTGTGAAATTGACATTCCCGAGTGCCGCCAAACTGGTGGCAGGTTTGCGCCGAACTGCTCGGTCTTTACGCCATGCCAGAGCCCAAAGTAGTCAGCAGCATCGAGCCGCACCTTGGGGTGATGGTAGAGACGCTGGAGCCTGCTGATGGCGGGGAGCTGTACTACCGCACCTGCACGGCTGGCACCTGCCGCTACAGCTCAGATCTATGGCAGGCGATCTTGTATGCGGATCAGATGGTGGGGCGCTAGCAGCAGTCGCCAAGCCACTGCACGATTGCCCACTCGCGGGTTGATGACCAGAACGGCTGAGCGCGATACCAGTCCACCCAGTGCTTATGTCCTTTCTGGCTATTGCACATGAAACAGCAGCTGATCAGATTGGAGCGGTGATGGACCCCGCCCAGCGCCTTGGGCACTACATGGTCAAGGGTGGGGCTGCGGTTGAGCTGATCACCGCAGTAGGCGCATTGGTAGTTCCAGGCGAGGTGGATCTGATCACGCGCAGACTTGCGGGTGACTAGCTGCGTCTCTTCAATCCGATGCTGATCCATCGTCCTGGCCAGGCAACAGGAAAGCGGAAACGTCTAGGTCAATGATGTCATCATCGCTGGGGATGAACTCCGCCAGCTGGCTGTAGATGTCGGCCGGCAGCTCAGATGGCTCGGTGTCCGAGCGAACGATGATCTTGGCGTTGATTTCGACCAGGTAAGCCCGCATGGGCATCGGCCCGGCTGAGCCAACGGTAGCGGGTGAGACTGGATCGCCCTGTGTTACCGATTGTCAACTGGCCGGCTGATCGGGATGAGGTGCGCTGCGGGGGGTGTATAGTTACTGCATCAACCGCACCGGACCGGCCATGACCCAGCTCACCATCGACGACATCACCTACGAGATCCTCTCCACCCAGACCTTTGACAACGATCCCACCGTCACCCAAGTTTTTAAGACCAAGCGCCTCCGCGGTCGCCGCACCTACAACGTCTGGCTCCTGCGGGACGGCTCCTACAAGGTGGCCAAGTTCTGAGCCCTCCGGGGCTGCCCGCCACCCAGACAGCAATGACCTCCCATGTCCAAGCTTGATCCTGAATACGACTACATCCCCGAGGATCTGCCCGAGGATGATGATGACGAAGACCACCCCAGCCTTACGCCTGAGCAGCGCAACCCATCCCTGAAATGACCTACATCCTTGACCTTGGCATCTGGCACGTTGGGCCGTTCAACACCCACATCGCCGCGCAGCACTGGGCAGAAACTCACGGCGTTGATGAGTACCGGATGATCCCGCTGGATGACCCGGCTGAAGCGCCGGCAAGGATCAGCCGGCTGCAAATCACCCTCGACTAGCGGTCACCTGCTCGTCGTTGTTGTAGCGGCCAGTTTCGCGGTAGGTGCGTTCAGGCTCGCCGGCGATGACGTGAAAGACCATCTGGCCGATCTTCATGCCAGGCCAGATCGGCAGGTTGTGGAATCGCCGCGCGTTTTGCAGCTCCAGCGTCAGCCGGCTGCCATGCCATCCTGGGTCAGCGTAGCCTGCCAGCAGGTGCTCAAGGCCTTCACGCGCACGGCTGGACTTCAGCACGAATTGCGCCGCGATGTGGTTGGGCAGGTTGAAGATCTCCTGCGTTTCGCCCAAGCAAAACTCACCCGGTGCCAGCCAATACGGATCAGCCTGCGTGTGATGGCCAATGCCGAGGATCTGCAGCTCGGGCCGGTCCTCCACCTCAACCATCAACCGATCACCTAACAGCACATCAAGGCTGGCTGGGTTTTGCAGCTCGGCGTTGTATGGCACCACCATCGCCGCCTGGCGACAGAGGCGGGCGATCTCATGGTCTGGAATGATCATGCGTTGGCTAGTACGGCCATCTGACCCTAGGCCGGCCCTTGCGGATGCCAAGATGCACAAACCCCTTGGGGGCGCCATAGCCGATGCTGAACGGCCATTCCTTGTCACACCAGGCTTGCACCGCATTGATGTCTGCACCGTCCACAAAGAAGTCCACAGCTCCTACCCCAGGCGCGTCATACAGGTGCTCACTGCTAGATGCACCACCAACTGATCGGTTGATTGCAGCAGGTCTGTAGCCCGATGTGATGGTGATGCGCTTGCCACCAAATTGGACGCGCACACGTTCCAAAAATGCCGCCAGCTCGATGGCGGTGTCTACCTGGTGCTGAGCAGTGAAGCGCCGAGCAGGTTGCCCCAGTGCAAACTCGCCAAGGGTGAAGTGTGGCGACAGCTTGGTGCTGAACGGATCAGATGGCTTCACCTTGTATGGGCTGGCTTGCGGCTGCTGCGGTAGTCCTTGGCTCCATAGCTTGCCCTCCGCTTCACGGCGGCGCTTCAGACCAGCTTCAAAGTTACTGCCAGGGTTCCTGTACAACATCATCGCCTCGGGCACCTTGCCCCAATCCTTTTCCTTTAACCGCTTGCTGATTGTTTCAAAGCCAACAGCGCCATAGAAACCAGCGCCGAGGTTGTAGGCAAATGACACCAGCGCCGACCGCTGGTCATCGGTCATCTCTCTCCAGCCGGGCACATCCTTGGTCAGTTTGACGGCGATGCGGTCCACCTCTTGGCGAAGTAACATATCCGCTTCGATGCGGTTGATTTTATCGTTTTCTTTAACAGGTCTGCCGTCTTGGTAGCGGGTATTGCCCCAGCCGATCGTCCACACGCCGGCAGGACACAGGTAGGCATCAAGGTGGCAGCCCTCGAAGGACTGGATCAGCTTGAGTGCTGCGCCGAGGTCTTGCTGCTTGCCATCTTGGCTCCATGTAGCAAACCATGCGCGATCACGGCGCATCGCAACGCCGTAGCCATTAACGGCTAGGTCCTGCTCCAGCAGTTGCAACGCAGCAGTTTGATGCGGCAGCGCTTTATAAAACCGGAACAGTTGCTCCAGCGTGATCGGTGCGGTGTTGCCCATTGATCAGCGTCGTTGCTTGGGGAACATCAACCGGGCAGCTTGAAACAACAGCTGCAACCAACTGTTGGATTTCAGTGGGGTGATGGCAAGGATTTCAGAGCCAGCAGCAATCACAATGGCAATGATGGCGGCGTTTTCAACAGACACAGCATTCATGGGTAGGTGTTCTTACGTTAGGCCTTAATGGGTGCTGCTGTCATCTGCCTTCCAGCTTGCTGACGCGCTGCTCTACTGAGTTAAGGCGGCCAAAAGTCTCCTTTCTTTCTTCGCGCATGTCGAGGTGCATGACCTCTAATTGTGTTGCAATGTGTTCGACGGCGCTGGTCAATCGGACGACAGCATCTTGCTGGCTTTGAGCGCGGCTTGATCTTCCCATCGAGCCCATTGCCGCCCAAGATAACGACGCTCCCGCGACTGCTGCAAAGATTTCGATCATCGCGGCAGTGGGCTACTTATGCATCTTAGCGACCTTGGCCGCGCATAAGCTTACGGCCATGGCTGGGCTTACTACGAGCGCCATTGCCCTGCCGAGTCAGCTTGGGTTTACCCGGTAGGTGCTGCAGTGGTGCGGTGCCGGTTTTACTGCGGACGGCCATCAGAATCCTGTAGCGCCCCCATTGAAAGCAAGCTCCAGCCCATCAATAGCAACAGACTCAACAGGAGCAGGGGAATCACTAGGCCAGACGGGGTATTCAGTGCCGGTAATATACGCCGCCAGCTCAGCGGTGTCAGCAGTAGCCTCAATCGCGGCGTTTTTCTGGCCGGCTGCCAGGCGGATCTCCTGACGCAGCGCCTTGGTGTCGGCATCCATCGCGGTGCCGTTGTCCGCTTCGCGGATCACCAGCCAATCGCTGGGTTGCAGCAACGTGCCGGCAATGGTGCGGGTCTGCTGGGTCCACTGCTCAATTAAATGGGCGTGGTCCTTCGGCAGATCCGGGCCCCAGTAGAACCGCTGGTCGTAGGGCGCAGGATCAGGCACCTCAGTGATGCCGATGGCTTCGCGCTCCTCAGTACTGGCGAGGCGCAACCAGTTGGCGGGGTACTGGATCCCCGTTTCAGGATCAGTAAAGGCCACGTCTGAAGCGAGTGGCTTGCCGTTGAGGATGAACATGGGTCTAGGTCTGTGGTTGTAGGTTAGCAAACATTGAATCCGTAGATTTTACCCAGTCTTGGTTTTCTTCATCCCAGGAATAAAAACCGCCATCACTTGGATATGGCACTGGCGCATCCCACCTGCAGTACTCCTCACTAAGCACCCACGACGGATAGGGCTTAGGCGAAATAAAAGCATTACGATGCGGGTCAAACGTGTAACCAATGCCTGCAAAGTTTTTATAAATTCGCCCGTTATAACTGGTCTGAATCCATTTGGTATCTTGACCAAAAAGTTGTTGGCAGAATTGCTCACCAAGCCAGTCACATTCTATGCCAAGGTTGTTCTGAAGCACCTCGTTTTTGACAGCAATCACTTGCTCAACAATCCAGTTTTCATTTACCCGTGCAAAGTGTGCCATTAGAAAGTAATGCTCCCAGACCCTGTGAAAGTGTAAATGCGGTAACCACCACTGACGGTAACCGTAGGACTACCGGTGGTGGTAGCTGCTGGGTATGTGTCTGCATATCGGATAATGACAATGCCTGAACCACCAGCGCCACCTACAGCGTTTGACCCACCGCCGCCACCGCCTGTGTTTGCAGTAGCACTGGACGCAGTAGTGTTTTGTGTGGCCGCACCATTAGCTCCTCCCCCAGTACCACCTGTTCCAGGAGTACTAAAATAGGGGTATGAACCACCACCACCACCACCTGCATAAGTAACACTGCTTCCGCCAATGCTGGTTGCTGCACCATTGCCTCCGTTTCCGCCAACTATATTGCTTGCATTTCCGCCAACGGCACCAGCGCCCCCCCCACCGCCGCCACTTGAACCGCCTCCAGATTGCGCATAACTATCCCCACCGTTATTTCCTTGAACAGGTGATGCGGTTCTGGTACCGCCTGCAATGGTTCCGGTATAACCCTGCCGCCCATCAGCGCCTGCACTACCACCCGCAGATCCACCAGTTTGACCAGTTTGACTGTAGGAAACATTTTCACTACCGGCTCCACCACCGCCGCCGGTACTGGTAATAGAACTAAAAACAGAATTTGAACCGTTTGCACCAGGGACACCAGTGGATCCACCACCACCGCCGCCAGCTCCAACAGTGACTGTATAAGTCACACCTCCTGAGACAGCTAAGGCAGACTCAAGCGTTCCGCCGCCGCCGGTATTAGTAACAGTGGAGCGCATCCCGCCACCACCGCCCCCGCCTCCATATACATTGCCACCACCACCACCACCAGCGACCACAAGAAAATCAACGGTCGGCGGCGCAGTAGCCGCTGCACTTGCAAGCAGCAGGGGATTAGCACTTCCGGGAATCATCAGCTCAGGTTGGTGACGAGGGTGGCAGTGATCTTAGTGCTGGATTGCACGGCATACACCAAGCAATCCACCGCTGCTGCGGCAGTGCTTAGCGTAGGCGCCGTGCCACCGCTAAAGTCCCAGTTGGCGCCATATGCCAACGTTCTACTGCCGGTGCCGTCCTGCGTAATCCAGATGCAACCACTGGCACCAGCCGTTTGGTTGGTTGGGTTAGCCAAGGTGCGGTTGCCGCCCAGCGTGACGCTGAAGTTATTGGCCAGCGCAAAGTCCGGCGTGATCGTAGCGCCATCGGTCAACGCAGTAATTGCACCGCGCTGCTGAGCGGCAAAGCTTTGCGCTGTTGTTAACGCAGCAAAACTTGCAAAACTCAAAACACCAGAACCGTTAGTGCTTAATGCCTGCGATGCTGTGCCATCACCGCTTGGCAATGTCCACACGAGGTCGGCGCCGACTGACGCGGGCGCCTGAAAACCCACATAATTGCTGCTATCCGAGTCGGCAAAGCGAAGATCTGCTTGTCCCTTCAGAGTTAAATTGCCATCCAGCAAAATAGCATCAGCACTAGCATCTACCAGCAAAAGCTCAGACTTTGTGTCACCTTCGACTCGGAAGTCATAGTCAGCGCCGCCGTCATTGAACACTGCCTCAGTTACGCCAAACTCAACACGCTCAACGGCATTGGTGGCTATTCCAAATTGGTTTGCACCAGCTCTGAATATGCCGGTATCGGGATCTCCGTCAAACGCGATGGCGGGCAGTAAAGCCGTACTTGCATCATCAGCCAGCAGCGCACCTGTCAACGTCCCGCCTGCCAGTGCGAGCAAGCCAAGGTTTGCAACCGTTACGTCGCCAAGAGTAATAAATGCACTGTTCGCTGCATTGCGGATCTTCAGCAGGGGGTTGGGGCTAGCGCCCGTGTCAATCCATAGCTGAAAGGCGTAGGTAGTGGTTGGCGCTGTGCTGCCAGAGTTTTGACTGACGGCTGCCGCCAGGATTGTGTTCAGCTCAGCGCGGAAGTTTGCGCCGCTCTGGTTAGCAATGTTGTAATCCGTTGCCTGAGCCATCAGATGATCTCCCTGCCGTGGCCGACAGCTTGGTAGTCAAAGGTTCTGCTGACCATTGTACTCGCACTGTTGCGGAAGGTCACTGTAAACCCTAAACGGCTGATGCCGGTAACGGTAAAGAAGTCACCTTGGCCCATGTCTTGCGCGGTAATGCCTACGCTTGGCACCCCATAAAACCTTGACGGGAAGGTCACTGCAAACGCCGAGGCACCGCTTGTTAGGTTGCGCTGTTGCTCAGTGCGACGCTCAAACAAGGTTTCAACGCCTAGCTGCTCCACTACTACGTTTTGCGCTGGGTTGCTGCTGGTTGCTTCTAGCTTGAACTGGAAGCCACGCCCTCGATGGGTGTTGTTCACAAACGGCTGCCAATCCCTATAAGTTGGCGAGGTACTGGGATTGTCGGTTGTTGTCCGTACATAAACCTCACAGTTAGCGGCGCCAAGGTCATCCCCATCAATATCGTTCCACAAGTCAATGTTTTCTAATCGTTCATCCCATGTATTGCCCGGCTCAAATGCACGAGTTTTAAGGATTCTTTGCATCCCAAGATCGTAGACACCGCCGAGATCAAGCGTCTCAAAAAACTGGTAGGTGCCTCCGGCAACCGCGCCGCCAATGTAATCAATTAACCCCAAGGCATCCCAATTGCCGTCAGTTGCCATGCTGTCAATTAAGGTACTGGCAGTAAGGATTAGACCGACTTCAACGTCGCTATACGCAAGGTTGGTAGCAGTGCCATTGAAGGGCGGGGCGTTGTCATCTTCGCGGTATTCCTGAACTAGCAGCAGATCTTGCGGCGCTGGCAAGTCAACAATTACACTGGCAACACCAGCCGACTCGTTACCAAGGGAGTCAACGGCTCGAATAAAATAAGTGCCTTCCAGTAAGGGCACAATTTTACGAGTGTTGCTGCCTGCAACGGAAGGCACAATGTCATTCGTTAGCCCCCATGTAGCAGTGCCATCAATCAACGGCGAATGGCGAATGGCAATTTTACCGCCAATACGAACGTCAATATCCACCGACTGCGGCCAATACAACTCAGCCGTGTGCTGATCAATTGGAGCAATCAATAAATCAGGAATTGTTTGCGGTGGAGCGGTCTTACCAATGGCGTCAAACGTAATTGTTGCTGGTGATGATCGCTTGGAGTTTAATGCGCTAAGCGCAACAACTTCAATCTCGTACCTGCCTACGTCGCTGTTTTGAATTTCAGAGTCGATGGTGCGCGTGGTTCGTGTTACATAGTTGCCGTTGTTGTAGCGATACCGCAACTCATAGGACAGCGCACGTTCGGACCCTTGCCAAGATATAATCAACTTCGACACCACCTGTCCATTGCTTTCGTACAAGATTTCTTGCACGCCCAAGTTTGTTGGCGGTTCGGGTGGTTCGTTTAGGTCACTTACGTCTCGTTGACTTAGTGGAACGTCCCTTTCAATGTAGTCGTATTTACTGGGATTATGGGCAACAGCAGTAATCGTATAGACGTTTTCGTTTTCGGCAATGCTTAGGACGCGCCATGTAGACATGGACACTTCACTCGTGCCAATTGTCCAAGGCGCTCCAGCAATAGGCGCCATAGATAGCGTGGTGCCCACACTAACTGTGTTACCACTTAGCGTAGAGTTGGGCGCAATCGCTAAAGTGCCGTCAGCCAACATCACATTTAGCGTAAAACCCGCTGGAGAGCCACTGGGAAATAACACGCTATCACTGCGGTCTAGTAATACAGAAGTAGTAGTAGAGCCAGCAATGCAACGGCCAGAGCGTGATACCCCAGCTCGAACCGGGTCAGCGATCTTGATTAAGTCGCCAGGTCGAACTGAAACTCCAGCAGCAATATCAGTTGCAAAATTAACTACTTCTGTTTCATTTTGCTCTGTGTAGAGCAACCATTCGCCAACCCTGCGAGCCTGGCTTTGGCTGTTACAAGCAAAGGCACTTATTTCAGTTTGAACTGCCCCAAACTTTTCGATGCCTGTTTTGTCTTCTACTACCTCATACGCAAGGTCGCGTAAATTCATATCAAAGTATTGGACCACTGCAACGGTGTGGCGTGTTTTTAAGCCGCTGCCGCTGTAGTTAAAACCCTCTTCAGTTACGTTGGTTTGATTAAAAATATAGGAATAGTCTTCGGGGCGATCTTGTGCAATTTCAAGCGTCCCTGTAGACCAAAATGGCATGGCGCGGAATACAGAGCACAGGCTATTGATAAGGCTGTACGCTTCTTGCTGTGTTTGCAGCACCACGTTGCACGAAAAGCGTGGTTCTTGACCGCCTTTGCCATCTGATACAACTTCAGTGCAATACTGACTTGCAGCTAGGAAGCTGTACTTGTCAAGCTGTGAAGCGTCAATTTGCTCCCCAAATCCGTAGCGCCTGGCTGTCAACAAATCGTAAAGTATCCAGGCTGGATCTGTTGTCCATTGCGCCGCGCCAAATGTCCCGTTCCACACGCCTGCATATATCAATCGCCCATTTGATTGGTTGACCGTTGCGTTGCTTGGGATTTGAATTTTTAAGCCGCGTATGCGATACATACGCTCTGGAATACTGCTGAATTGTTCAGCGTTAATTTTTATTCCAAATAATGCGCTATTCGGGAAAGTCGTCCGTGCATTAATTTTTTCAGTGTAGTCGTACCAAAAGAAACTGCTTGGCTCCAGTCCAGAGGCTGGGGGATCAGCAGATATGCGTCTTACGCGAATTGAAACAGGAAAACCACCTCCCGTCGTCAAGGTAAGCAAATGAATACGTTGATAAAGATCAGCGGTGCGACCTTTGATCGTTGAGGCTACAACCGTTGTAAATGGCCCTCCAGAGTAAGAGGTTTGAATTTCATAGTCAATTTGATTGCCCTCAATATTGCCGTTAGATCTTTGGATGTGCAGTTGCGGTGTGCCAATCGTCACCCGCACCGATGTAACATCGGTATCTGTAATTGTGCGGGTGACTGGCAAGTTGAAAGTAGCTTCTGCTGATACTGCAATTGTGCGTTGGTTGGCATCACCAACTGCGTCCGTATAGGCTTGGTTCTGAGTGCCGCTGCGAAATTCAAAAACCGCGCCAGCCCTTTGGAAATTAAAATCTGAATCTTGCGGGTTACTGTCATTTGCGCCTGCTCGTAAAATTGGCGTATTATTTAAGAATACGTCCTTAAGAAGTGCATTGTTAAAAGCGGTAGTGCCCGGCGAGTAGTTACGAGCAGATGGAAACCCAGCAATTTCTCCCTCACACAACAGGTCAATAATTCGAGCTACTTGAGTGGAATCAAGGTTGTCCTTTGCAATTTCGGCACCACCACCAGCAGCGCCACCGCTTTTGCCGCCACCGCCACCAGCGCCAATGATGTATTGGTCGGTCATTATGTAGCAACCTCTTCAGTGTTGATACCAGCAGATATTATGACGCTACCAGTAAAAACTTCGCCATAGATCACAGGCACAGGCACACCTTGACGGCTGACGTTTTGGATACCCGAGAAGCTATAGCTTCTTCGTGGATCACTTTCGGATACGCCAACTTTTGGTGTTGGCGTTAGAAGTTGGGCGACGCCGCCAAGAACCAAGGCCATGCCAAGGTTGCCCGCCCCAACGACAAGTGCAGTTCCAAAGCTAGCCGCTTGCCCTGCTGTTGCAAAAAAACCGGCAGCTCCAAAACCAATGCCGCCTGAAAAAATTGCAACGCCAATTAACACAGCGCCCAAAATAATCCGCCCTACCGCACCAGCGCCAGCAACAACAGGAACAATCCTGATTGTTTCAAAGCTTGCGCTGGGGTAATGCAATAACTCGGGGTTGGTGCCTAGTTCAAGTGGGTTGCGCCCCACGCTCACCATGTACTGGCCTTCGCGCATCAAGGCGCGTAGTTCTGGGAAATTAGCCAGCAAGAACCGCACAGCCTCTGCTGGAGTGCTCACCACTGCCTTGAAGCTGCGTTGCCCCAGGTGCTTGGCTAGTTTTCCGTAAACCTTGATGACGCGAAACATGTCAGCATTTGCTCCGGTGCCTGACGATTAAGCCACATGCCTTCTGATAATAGCCGCCCCAGATGTCGCGGCTGCTAAGGCGGTTGCACAAGTGATGCAACAGTCGCTGCTCACCAAGGTAAACGCCAACGTGATTTAAGCCCCGCGAACCGTCCAGTGACATAAAAATCAAGTCACCCTCTTGGGGTGATTGGATGCCCATGTCAATAAAACCTGCTTCTTCGTAGCAGCTTTCAAACATGGGTGCCTCGTAAAACTCCAACATCGTTGTCGGGCGCTTCCAGTCAGGCAGCGTTAAGTCCCACGTCTCCTTGTACCAGTCGCGAGCCAGTGTCCAGCAATCAGACACCCCCCAAACCCATTGCCTGCCAATTAGGGGCTGCTGATAGCCAGTTGGGCTGAACTTACACCACAACCCAGTGCCAGGGTTGCAGATGTACCACTCAAGGCCAGATTTTTCACACGCTACCAAATCGGCTTGGCTCGCTTGCGCTGGAGATTGAGGGTGGCTGTGAAACACTGCAACAATTTCCCCGGCGTCTTCGGCATCAGCATAATCTTGTGGATCTAGGACAAAAAAGTTTTGATCGGTTGCAAGGTTTTTGCATGGCCGGTAGTGTTCGCGCCCTTTGATCACCACTACTAGCCCGCAGGCTTCTCGTGGCGCCTCGGCTAAAGCGTGTTGCAAGGCATCGTGTTTCCAGTGGTTCATCCGTAGAAGGTGCCAGCAGCGGGGAAGGAGCCAAACGGTACGTCTGACGGGGCAGGGAATCGCAGCCTGCAACTGCTAATTCGCTTGCCGCAAACATCACGCAATGGATCAACGGTGCCAGTCTGAACCAGTGGTTCAGATGCGTTGCTATAACCCGAGGAATACAACACTAAATTGTAGACGTTGTAAACAGTTAGTGAGCCATCATTGGCCAAGGTAAATTTATTGCCGCTATTATTGGTGGTGCTAGTAACTTGCAATTGCGGACCGGCTTCCGTCAGCGTGCCTAGGGTGGGATGGTTTGCTCTAAATGGATTGCCTACTGTTAACTGCACAATGGCATTGAAAACTTCGTTTAGGAACCAAAATCCAGTTGAAGCGGTCACCGTGTATGAGACAGTCGTCCAAGCGTAAGCCAATCCTGTGTAATGCGGCGGAACCAATTCGAGAGAATTAAATACCATTTGTAATGTAATTGTTTTGCCAGTTGCGATTGTAAATGTAGAGCTTACTGTCTGCTGCTGACCTAGCCCTGTTGGCGAAAACCCTACAATTTGATAACCAAAGCCACCCATCTTGCCCGTGAAGGCGTCTGGTGGATACATTGCAATAAAAGAAACGGCTGTAGGGGAGGAGCCCCATGTATTTGTTTGCCAAATAACATTGCTTCCGTTGACCAATACGGCATTGCCGCCCGTCCGCATTTGTAGCTCATACGCACCTTCGCCATACGGAGTGTTGGTGCTCCATACAACAAGGCCTGCTTTATTGGAGACAACAAAATTGCCGTCGCTTTGCAGCAGGGCGCGATACCACCCATTAGGCGACACAAGCGCATCACCTTCGCCAAGAGTTGAGGGAGACGTTAATTGGTTTCCAAATGCACTAGCCCCAAAGTTTGTCGCTGGTGTCGCCCCAAGCGGTTGGTCCAGCTCATCATAAAAATTGCCGCCTGTGTAGCCGCACTCTGCGCTTCGATATTTCCATTGGCAAAGGTTAGCCAGCACTTGCCGCTTTGGTGCGCGTACGCCCGCAAGATCAAATACCGCAGCCAGTTCAAACTCAACAATATTACGGTTCTCGGCTGATTTGCGATCAATGTAGTACACCTCGCGGGGCATTTCCTCATCGGCAGAAGTGCCATAAGGATTGACCCCGCCGGTAAAATTAACAGGATCTAAAAAGCGACTTAACGTGCGGATGCGTATAAATTTAGCGCCAATCAAATCATTGCCGGGTGTAATCTCATTGACACCTAGCAAAAGCGCGGAAACGCCGCCCATCAAGTTTGCGACACGCGCCTTGGGACGTGGCAGTTGACCGCTGCCATTGTACTCAAACCCCTCCACCTCAATTGGCAATGCTTGATAAGTGTAGCCCTGCCAAATCACATCACCTGCGGTTGACTTTTCATTGACACCAGCATGAAACCGCACAATATCGCTGCTTCCATGTAGTGCTATATCTAAGTGCAATTCAAATAGTTCAATAATTGCGTAGGGACTGGAGCTAAGCAGCTCCTGAAACATTTCACTCATGGCTCAAATACCTGCCGGAAAGTGGCATCAAGCGTACTAATGCCTGCGTATTCCAGCTTGCGATTCCAGCTTTGCGCAATAAATTTATAGGCCGTAGCGCCATCAGGTGGCGTCCAAGTAAAAGACTGTGCGCCAGCTCGCGCATCTAGGAAAGTCTCAATCGCAGTAATATCAGCGTTGCTCCTGTTGGCCCACGTCAGGCTCCATTCTTTCGGGCTTTGGTTTAAGCCCACTACCAGCCGCTGGGAATATCCATCCCCAAACTGAACGTTGCGGACAGCGGGCTCACTTTTTTTTGATAACCCAAAATCAGGCACCGTGCCATTGGTGCTGGTTCCTACGGTGGCATCGTCAAAGGTAGCCATTATGCAAGCAAGCCTCCAGGGCGTTTTTGCCTAACCAGCTCCGATTGTACGGCAGCACTAATGGCATTACCAAGTGCCTTGGCTTGCGACTGATCGCCTTGTACGCTGCTGCCAGAGGCGTCAACATTCACGACGACATTGGTGGTGCCGCCACCGCTACTCATCACGCCTAGGTTGCCGTTGCGGCCACGACGCAGAGGCATGATCGCCTCAGGGCCAGCTTCGCCCATAAGGCCTGTGCGCATGGCGCCGCCGTTGGCGAACTTGAAGAGCGTGGGCGAGCTGACGATGGAATTGGTAAAGGTGCCGCCCTTGGCAAAACCAGTGCGGGGCTGCATACTCGGACCACTGACACCACCAAATACGCCGCCGTCAGCGAAGCCGGTCAGGCCGGGGAAGAGGGCGCCAATCGCCTTGAAGATGGCAAACTTGATCAGCATCGCGCTGAGATCTTTCAGCACTGATGCCGCAAACTCTTTGAAAGATGCCTTGCCCGTGGTGGCAAACTCAACGATGGCATTGGTCAAACCGTCGATCCCGTTCGTGGCAATGCTGGCCAAGTTGGCGCCGAGGTTGGTGGCAGAGTCATAGGCCTGCTTGAACGATTCCTTAAACTGCGTCCCAAAGCTCTTGCTGTTTTCTTCTTGCTTCTTGGTCGCTCTGTCCAGTGCGCCGGCACGTTCGCGCAACAGCCGAATCTGCTCAGCCAGTGCTGGTTTGGTTGCTGCCAAGATGTCAAGCTGTAGCAGGTTGACTTGAGCGTTAAGTTTTTCCAATTTAGTCAGCTCGGTCTTGCCGCGTGTTACTTCTGCAATCTTGGCGTCGTACTCGGCAACGCTGGGCAGGAGATCCTTCAAGCCTTGCAGGTACTCCTGATCGGTCAGTGCCACATTTGCAGCCGAAAGGCGGTCGATCAAATCCGCAAACGGTTTTACGTCCAGTGAACCGCCGACTGCGTTGAATCCCCGGACAAGCTCCACCACACTCAACGTAAGTGCCTTTATCTGCCGATCGTTTTCGGTGATCGCTTCATTCCGTTGAAGGAATAGCTGATCAGTGGGCGTTGCGCCGACACCTGCATAGGCAGCCGCAACATCAGCGACGCTGTTCTGCAGCTGCTGCTGCAGGTCGATCGCCTTGCGTGTCAGCTCCTGCCGCCGTTCCAACAGTCGCTCCTGCTCTGTTTCAACACGTTTGCCTTCAGCCGCGCGCTTACGAGCTGCTGCGTCACCAGCTCGATCTGCTGCACTGGTATCCAAGTCCATGTTGCGCCCGCCCGTGCGGCGGCCGGTGCCGGGGGAGGGGGAGTCGGTAAAGATCTTTTGAAGCTGAGCAAAGTCGCGCTTAGCCTGCTCAAGCCCCGCGCCAAAGCCTTGACTCAACGCCCGGCCTGCAGCCTCAAAATCACCCTGCAGTGCCTTGCCGATTGCATCAAAGCTGTAGACAACAGCCTTTATCAGTTGATCAACCAGCTTGATCGTGGCGTAAACAACAGCGGCAACAGATTGCAAGCCAAACTTGATCACCTTGAACAATGCCGACCAGTCTTGGTCGGTGTCGAACAGATCGCCAAATACCTCAAGGATTGACTGCAGCGCCGGCAGCAGCGCATCGGTCAGCTCCAGTCCGAAGCCCTGCGTCTTGATGCCAAACTCAGTGATGGTGTCATTGAACAGATCGGACCGCGCGGCAAAGTCCTCGCCCACCTTGTAGGTGAACTTTTCCATGCTGGCCGCTCCTTCGTTCAGCAGCGGGATTAAGTCGGCGCCGGACTTGCCAAACAGTGCCACCGCTGCGGCCGCCTTTTGCGCGCCGTCGGGCATGTCCGCAAAGCGATCCGCAATCTGCTTCAGTGCCTTGTCAGCCGGCACCACCTGACCTTTAGAATCTTTGATTGAAACACCCAACGCCTTAAACTTTTGCGCAAGGCCATCGTTGCCTTCAGCAGCTTTGACAAGGTTGACGCTGAGCTTTGTCAAGCCTTTGCCAAGGGCAGCTTGATCAACGTCTGCCAGCTTGGCTGCATTGCCCAGTCCAATCAACGCATTAGCTGCAATACCGGTCTTCGCCTGCAGATTGAATAGTTCATCGCCTGCGTCGATCGACTTCTTCACGATGGCACCCAGGCCGCCCACAATGGCGCTGCCGGCGATTGCTGCGGCAAAGCCACCTACGGCACCCTTGAGGTTGTTAAAGCCCAATGCAGCGTTCTTTGCCTGCCCTTGCAGGCCTCGCATGGAATTGCCTAGACGGCGAATATTATTCTCACCTTGCACGTCCGCCTTGATGCGGAGCATGGCATCCATGTTTAAGGCCATCTCAGCTGCTCCGGCTGTTGATCACCATCATCGCTGCGGCTTCCATAACTTGCAAATCCTCCAGCAACGCGCGGGTGTTTTCCACTTCGTACAGTTTAAGCAGCCATGCCACTACAACATAGTCCAAACCCAGCACACCACTCATCGTGGTGCGCCACTGCGTCTGGCATCGCAGGAACATCTCCAGTGCTAACCAGTTTTCCTCCCACACTTCAAAGTCAGTTGGCGGTTGTTCTGGCAGTACCAGACCAAGCACTGCCGCATCAGCTTGCGTTTCATCCTTGATACCGCCACCGGCCCAATGCTCGGCGGCGTCTATCAGTTTTTTCTCTTAGCTCCCTTGATGCTGTCCATATAAGCCTTGAGCACCGCTACCGCAAGGAAGGGCACTTCAAGAAGCTGATGCAGTGCCTTCTGGCTGAAGGGGATCTCCTTGCCATCATCACCAGTCACGCCTGACCAACCGACCAGCAGATCGGCTGCCATCTCAGTGATCCGCTCAAGGTCGCCCAGATCCTCCAGCTTTTGCAGCTCAGCCACCATTGGGCCGATCTTGCTCTGTGGATGGCGCTTGAACTCACCGTCCAATGTTTGCCGTTCATGGCGGCCACCATCGACGGGGATGTCAAAGGTGATCGGCCAGACGTAGGTGTCGGACTGCTTAAGGACAAACGCCATGCAAGGTGCTCAGTGGTTTAGGTGAAGGCTAGGCTGACCTCGTTATTGCCAGCGCTAGTCGGCACTGCAATATAAGGGATGTTGAGCATTTGGATGCCGTCTTGGTCAGCGTAGGTTGGACCGCCTAGATCCGCTTGAGCTGCTGTAAAGGTCAAAATGTTGCCAGCGGTCTGACCATGCTGGAACGTTAAGTTGCCAGTGGCAGTAGCGATCGCCGCTGCAAAGTAATCCTTTGAAGCAAGCAAGGGCGCCTCGATCATGACCGTGCCATTGGGCGCGCGGTTAGTCAGCAGAACTTCTTTGGCGCAACCTACCAATTCACGGTAGACAATTTCATTGGCAATATCAAAACTAAAGGACTGCAGGCAACCGGCATAGCTAAACAACTGGAAACCACTTGTATTGGTTTCTTTGAAGATAACAGGAGTGGCTTGGTTGGTGTAGGTCGGCGTTAACTGTGCTGTGTCAGTAGGCGCGTTATAGATGCCGGTAAACGTAAAGGAGATTGTTGGAATCTGGCTAACTTCACCGGAAAGCGTAAACGTGCCACGGGCACCGGTAACCTTGTGAAGAATACCATCAACGTTCATGTAGATAGTCACACTTGAAAACGATGCGCTAACAGGCGCATACGTCACAGAGGTGCTCGCCACAATCGTCTCAGACAGGCCGCAGGACTTCAGCAGTGGGCCATAGGCTGGTGGGGTGCCAGCGGTGCCAGAGCCGGCCATCTCGACCTCGAAGGTCATGCTCACCCGTGTCTCAGCCAGCAGTTGATCTGATGCACCAAGATATGGGCGCACTAGATCGCGGCTGACTGTTTCCGCTTCAAGGGGAATGATTTCAAGATTGCGCACCAAGAAAGCATTGGAGCCAGTAGGCGTTGGATCGGTTCCGTAAGTGGATTCAATCTTCGCCACAATCAGGCGTTTGCGAGTCAGGAGTGGCATTGGTCAGAACCTCAGTGCTGGTTACAGGGGATGGCTCGGTGCGAGAACCTGGAAGAAGCTTACGCTTACCGGTTTTGTCATTGACCAGATAGGTGCCCCCCTGGCCGTAGTACTCGTCCATTATCGTAGCTACTGGTTACGCCTCCAAGTTAGCAACGGCAGTGCGATAGCGCACCAAGTAATCCATTGAAATTACGCCAGCAGGTTGATCTGCTTCTTGCAGGTCAAAGGTCACGCTTATTGGCTGCACGTCAATGGCATAGCCACCCAGGCTTAGGTCCGCCATTATTTTGGCATGAGCGCTTTGAACAATTGGATCAGCCACTTGGTCGGGGATATCACCGCGAACAATAATTGCAACGCGAACGGTCAGGCTCCAATCCAGCGTAGGTAGTGCAGTGTTCTGCTCTGCTGAATCACTGACGGGCTCAACCACAATCGCCGGGCTCTCCTGCCGGGTCAACGGTTCCACTCGACTGCGATAGATGCGAGTACCCACTCCAGTAGTGCCCGTGAGCGCCGTGCGGATCGCGGCAAGGATAGTCTCGCGCTTGGTGGTCATGGCTTAAGCAGATGCAACTTGGACAACGGTGCAGATGATGCCGGGAATGCTGGGGTGGGCAAAGGGACTTGTTTGAGCTGCCTCAGCATGAATGTAGGCCTCGACGTCGCCGGTTGACCACATCACTTCGAGGTAGTCGTTGGTCGTCAACCCAAGCACGAAATTAACGGTGCCGATCACGTTACCATCAAGAATGCCATGCTTTGCAGTGATGCTGAACCGGCTGTCGCTGGCCGGCACGTCAGCACCGTTTTTGCGCAACCAAACGTTGATGTTGTGAATCGAGCTGTCCGTGTTGCTGAACTGGATTGAAAACGTAATGCTGTAAATGCCGGGATGATCAAAAGTAATCCGCTCATTTGAAATGATCTTGGTGCCACGGCTTACCGTGTCAACTTGCCGCAGCTTGATCGCATAAGCCGTATTGGCGAGCGCCGCCACCTGCGACGTTTCATCCCAAAACGAACCCCAGTAGCCAGGGTTGCCGAAGTAGGGCAAGCCAGACCATGTAGTTCGACCATCCCCGATCTTTAGGTTCTCAGTGTCGCTTTCAAGGCCAGGCTCGCCAGCCAACATCACTGGGTTGAGTGCACCCCATTGGCTGCGTGTGTTGACCTTGAAGGGACCGCTCATGTTTTCTGTAGTGCGATTTGAACAAATCTGCCGTCATCTAGCAGCATTGCCTCGCGCACGGTGTATGCCACAGCATTAACCGTAATTGCATCGTTGCGGATCAGTGCGCCGAAGTCAGAAGCCTTCGCCGTCAAGGTGTAATCAGTAGTCAGCACCATGCCATCGCTGATCACTTGGCCTGGCATGTCAAGGATGCCCAAAGCAGTAACGGCGCCAGCTGTGCAGCTGACGCCGAAGTCTGCAAGGAAGATGCTTAGGTCTTCCGTAAACGCCATCAGCTGTACTTCTTGGAACCCAGGCCGGCGATCGTCACAGCGCCGGCACCAGTGCCACCTGCAACCGTTACCACTGCTTTGATAAACCGCTTCATGTTGTCAGAGTTGACCGAGATCTTCTGAACCGATGCGGTGTTGGCAGTGGTGATTGTGAACGCGCCGCCAGTCACATCGGTGTAGGTCCCACCAGACGTATCAGATTCGGTCAGCTTGCCCAGGTAGGTAACGCCAGAGCTGCCAGCCTCAGCGCAAAGGATCACGGCGATGTCGCCTTCATAATCCACTAGGTCGATGGCGGTGCTGGCGGTGACAGTAGTTGTCACCACATCATTAGGCAGGAAGTTAAGGACCTCGGTTTTGGTCCCTAGGTTTTGAATCGTCATGGCTTAGCCCTCCGTCGGGGGGATTGTGGTTTTAGTGCAGGCTCAGGCTGAATTGCCTGAACAATAGTGGCTGCCACGTTGGCAACCTTGATCGCCTTACCAATGCCGATCAAAAGCCTGGCGTCAGAAGGGGAGGCCTCAAGGACATCCCCAATCCGAACTACCTGGCCCGCCAGCATTGTTTGCCGTAGGACCTCGATCAACATGATCAGAGGGTGTTGTTGCCGCGGGTGAAGGATTCAGGATGGCGAACAGCGATGTCTACATCCTGCATAGCCACAACCCGGATAGTGCCGGAGGTGCTATGGGTGTAAGGGTCCACCATCAAATCCAAGCCGGAGAAGTAACCAATGATCAGATCGGCAAAGTTGCCGAACCACAGATCATTAGCTGCTACCTGGTTGGATAGCACGCCGGGGTAACCGTTGACTTCGCCGTTTTCCATGATGAAGATGCCGGAGCCGGCGTCCTTCTTCGTGGTCTTCAGGTTGCCGCGCATAGCAGCGTTCATCAGATAGACAGGGCTGCCCATCAATGCGTTGGCGGTTGCCACGTCGCTTTCAAGCGCCACTACCTCGGCGAAGGTAGGAGCATCAGCAGCGAAGTCTTCGGTGCCGACGCCGGTGGTCAGCTTGAGACCCAGGGGCTCACTGTTGCTGCCGGTGCCGTAAAGACCAGACAGATCGATCTTGAGTGCAAGAACGGTGGCCAGGTCAGTGCGGATCATGTTCTCCACGTCGATGCTCGACTGGAGCATCAGGCGGCGGCTGTAGTCAGTGAAAGCAGCAACCGTTTTAGGGGTCAGGCTCACCTGATCAATGGATTGCTGGCTCTCGGTAGGAGCACCAGATTCAGCCACCCAGTAGGCGGTGCCAGCGCCGGATTGGCGGGGGATGGCGACGTTGCCGGTTAGGCCGGTCAGCACGGTGGCGCCAGCTTGATCCAGTGCCGATGCATTGCGCAGCAGGTCGATGAAGCTGCCAGCATCAAGCTCAGTAGCGACTAGGTTGCCACCAGCTGAAGCAGTGCCAACGTTCAGGTCACGGCGCAGCACATCCTGAGGGATGGTGATGCCACGCGATTGACGGCCCAGCTTTGCAGCTGCAGCGTCAGATGCTTCGATCTCAAAAGCAGCAGCCTCACGGGCTGAACGATCGGTCGGGTTGGCTAGATAGTTGATGGCACGCAGGAAGGAGAACTTACGGCTCTCCTGTGCGGTAAGGCCGATTTCAGCGGCGCTCATGTTGACAGTCTCCTGGGGTACGTTGAGTTTATCTAGAACAGCGGCGCGGGCCTCGTCGATTGAACGACCAGACTCCACCAACTGACGACCAAGATCGGTCATTTGATGCGTGCTGCAGAGTGCAGAGATTTCAGCGATGCGGGTGCGCTCAGCCTCAACGGCTTCGGCCCGCACCACAGCCAGATCGGGGGCGGTGTTTTCCATGAGAGGAATGGGATCGTGGGATGGTGCTGCCGAAGCAGCAGGTTTGTCAGTCTTAAAAGATCGGCCAATCCCAACACCGGGATCAGCCGGTACTGAAACAACACTGATCTCATAAGGTGACCAGGCAGTAGCAACAAAGTCACCACTGCCGCGCTCTTCCATTTTGTCAATGGAATAGCCAAAGGAGACGTTTCGGAGAACGCCATCCTTCACATCGCTCAAGATTTCCTGAGCGAAAGCATTGCGGCTAAAGCGCACGCGGGCATAACCGCGGCGCTTGTTGCCGTCAATATATGCCTTCTCAACCACACCAATTACTCGGTCGGGGTTGTGATTAAACAGCAGCGGCGCGCCATCGTTGAGGCGGCTGAGATCTGCAGCCTTCATCTCATGGCTCAGGATCTCGTTGCCGAAATACCTAGAAACAGGAAACTCAGAACTGAATGGGAACTCATACGTCCGATCCTCTACCTCGTCAAAGGTGGTCAGCTCGGCGCGTTTGTAGTTGCCTTCCATCGACCGCAGGGTGGCAATTTTTGTCAATGTAGAAAACTTGTGACCAACCAGCGTTTCGGTTGCCTCATAGCCCTCATCACCTTCGCTATAGAT